ACTGCTGTAGTTAATGCAATAGTAGATGATATTGGTTTAATAGAAACATTTGACCATGTACTAGTGTTGCCGGCAAATACGTTAGAAGATAGAAGAGTATCTCCATTAATGAATATATTTCCTGTAGTGTTAAAAGTAAAATCATTATTCTTAATAAAGTAGGCTGTTGCTGAACTAATTACATTGCCTTGTGTTGCACCAATGGCATTACCATACACTATAGCATTTGCACCAGTTGATGGTTGTGTAATAAAGTCCCCAATGTTAGCTGTAAAGACACTGTAGAGTGGGTAAGCAGATGTGGAACCATCAACTGTAAAAATATGATCAGCTAAGAAGTTTAAGTACATGTCAGCTTCTGGTTGTATGATTACATTGCCTGTGTGTCCTGCTACTAATCCATGGGCTCCGCTAAATGTTACGTTAGCTAGTATTTCTCCACTGAATCCAGGTTGTTGATTAAAGTTTAATCCTTGTATCTGCACTCCTGGATATTCAATTCCAGGAATCAATTGATTTAAATCTTTTGCTGCCATGTCTGACTGCGGACTGTAATATGCCAGGATTCGATCGTTGGCGTTATCAAAATCGGCCGCTGAGTAAACAGTATACTCACTGGTAACAAATGAGTTACTTGTGGTTACATTTGCTATTACTTGGTAGCCAACATTTCCGTAACTTACGATAGTGTTGGATTCAAAGAATGTATTAGTTTGCCAAGGTTGTACGGATGTACCATAAGAGATTCTATCAAATTTTAGTTTGGTATCAAAAGTTCTTATTTTATTATTTTTTAACACAGCGTAAGCAGTTGCCGGAGTGCCTTGTTGTGTGGTTGTTGTAAACCCAAAGCTGATTGCTGTGTTAGTGAACACACTTGTGTTAGCTGTCGTCATAACTATTTTAAGATTTGCACGATCAATGTTTTCTATTATAGTGTTGGCTGTGAATGCAGTGTTGGCCGACATCCCAACAAATAACCCATTGGTCGAATTAACAGTGTATGTATTTGATATTATATTTGCATTGCCACCTATGATAGTAACGTTACTAACTGTTGTTCCGTTGATTGTAATTGTCGGAGTTGTTACATAATCCTTGCCTTCAGTTACCACAGTTATACTAGTTACAGAACCAGTATCTCCATTGATTGTTGCTGTGGCTGTTGCTTGTACGTTAGACCCGCCGCCTGATATAGTTACAGTAGGTATGCTAGTATATCCACTGCCTGCATTGGTTATAATTATGTTGTCAACAACAAAAGTTCTATTGTTATACCAATTTGGATAATCAATGTTAACCAATCCGCCATTGTTATTTAGATATCCTGTAGACCACAGTGAACTATCTTTTGCAACATACTCGCCACTCGGACTGCGGAACTGTTTTAGATCTTGATCATAATATGGTGCAAGATCAAAGTCAGTTAGATCTCCGCCAAACGAATCGTTACGAGTATAGTTTGTTAGATACTCGCGTATTTTAGTCCTGTATGGTTTTACTTCTTCTATGTAATTCTCATAGTAGGTTAAATTGTCTTTGATATAATTGGCCGGTTGACCTAACTCTCTCAAATAATGGGTTACGCTAATGAAACTTGTTTTAAATACCCAATCCACATATTGTTGCTCAGTGAATAGATAATTAATCATCACAAAGAATAGTTTATTAAACTCTCCCTGTAACTCGCCAACAAATATATCATCTCGCAGTGCATTTATGATATACCTTGTTTCGATGTTTGGGCTTTGGTCAAACCTGTTTGCTTCAAATCCTTGATTACCTAAGCCAATACCGTTATCACTAAAATTACCCAAAGACTTACTTAGTTGTATGGTACCGTTTTGTATGCCAACCGTTGCATACGTACCGTCATTGGTAACAGTTAATAAATTCCATCCGCCACCAGTAGCTGTTGTAACTTTAACTAAAACTTCATCACCAATTGATGCAGATAATTTTAATGCATCCGGGAGAGTATCAACCACATACTCAATGACCTCATTGGCATCATACCCAGCGGCATACCAATCAACATATGACCAATAAAGGCTAGTTTTATAACTTTGTATTTTTGCCAATGCCCAAGTGTTATCAGCTTGTAGTTCATATAGTACCCACAGGTTATCCTGCGTGGTATCTTGCTCTACTAATACTTTATATCCAGTTAACAAATCGGATGTATTAATATATGGCAACTCTACTTCTGTTGGAATAGCAATATCATATTCGCCCAATTTGATACTAGGTTTTGCCTCTTCAGAAAGCATCTGTGTTAGATCATATTGACGTGCTATAGGTTTAGTGATCAATATAGAATTAACATAAGTGACCAAATCACCCATTGCTTTTAATCTATCACTGAATATAGTCTGTCTTGGTCGGATGTCAATCCCGTACCTATCAGCTGGGTTTAATGTAGGGTCTGGTACTGTTCTGCCATTGGCATCAATTCCAGATAGACTGTCTATCATCTTGTTAACAATCTTACTTGGGATTAGATCAACTGGGTTCCCTTGTTGTATTAATTCATACTCACTGTGAATTAAACTTGAATTCTTTAACAGGTCATGATCAAGATGTAATATGGTATTTTGTGCTGATAGATATTCGCTAACATTATACACTATGATTGCATTGTTTTGTATAATCGCTGAGTAAGCAATTCCTTGTGATTTAGGATTGGCTATATAGTTTGCAATTGTTTGTATAGATAAATTTCTAGTTTCGTCATTACCTGTCAGGCTGGTTTTGTTAGTGACCCAGAAATAATAAACGCTTTCAATAATGTTTGATATTGGATTTACCCTAGACACCTCAACATAGTTGCTGTTATCCGCATATTTTGGTATGCCGTCATATCCAGCATCAACATATTGGCTAGGCAACACTGTGCTTTCTACCCATTCACAGATTTCTACTAGACTGCCAGGGAATAGTCTTCCCCAATTAATACTACGATATTCTAAATTACTTTGTTCATAATCAACAAAACGAACTTGTCCTAAATTCCACCAAACTTGATTTACTTGTGAATCGCTCCAATGGAAGGCAGAGTTTGCCTTTGCTCCGCGATTATAAACAGCAGGATCGTATTCAGTTTTAAAGGAAATTTCTTGATCTGCAACACCTAATATCTTACCTTTTGCAGGGTCGATGAATTCTAAATTAGTTAAGATGGTGTTGGATACTTTACTGTATAAGAACATCCTATTAACTGTGTCAACATCAACTCTAGGTTGTTCGTATCTTATAAGATTCCATCCTCGTGTCATTGCTGGGTTTGAGAATACATAGATACTTCCAGTGTCAATTCCTTGTGTGTCATCACCCGGTGCCGATACTACAATTTGTCCGCCCATTACATCTATGGCTGCCCCAAATCTATCACCTGAATTTAATCTATCAGTTGGTGTTAAAACATTACCGTCTATGTCTGGAAGATTAAGTTGCTGTGCAAATGCATACCTACCAGGATTTTCTACTTCATTACGTGGGTCATCATATAATTCATAAACATAAACACTGCCACTGCCGTTAATGTCATCTGTAAAGATTGTGCTGTCATCATCTAACGTCAATTCGCTGTCGTCAAATGTAGCGTCTGCTTTAGTAGTGCCACGTTCACTACCAATTACTAACATATAAGCATTTTGTGCCAATACTACTTTGTTACCAAAGTATTCGCCTTGGGCATTATGCGGACTTACTATGATTTGCATAAATGCAAATACTTTCATTTCAGCATCTTGTAGAACACCATTGCTAGATCCTGACAATATTCTTAATAAGTTTTTAGCAACTGTTGAGTCTGAATCTAATTTTAAATATCCATTGGCATTTGTTGCAGTAACTCCAAGAATGTCAGCAGTATTGATGTCATCAACTAACGAGTCTAATGTTGTTCCAGTAAGGGTTATTTCGTAGTTGTCTAAACGAATTGTGTTACCGGGGGTAAATGTCGGGTTCAACGCTTCACCGGTGTTAGTTCCGTATAGCCTGCCCCTGTTATGGAATTTCCAAACCGCGCCTGTATTATATGCTGTGCCATTGTCGTAGTAAGGTGCACCTACATAGATTGCACAGTTGTTAGAACAAATAGTTAAGTCAGTGCCAAACGCCGCGCCTGTTTGTATTGCATCGGTACCACCTGTTAGACTGTCGACTCCAATTAATTGTTCTAATAGATTGAACTGATTAGTTTCAATATAAACAACTTGTCCTAAAGCAGGCGGATTAATAAATGTTAGGGTGGTACCACCAATGGTGGGTGGAAGGTAATCCTCAACAGTAATTCCATCAATTGACACTTTGTGTACTAAATCGATTGTTCCTGTTGTTGTGTATGTTAATGTCCCTGTACTTGCAAATGCTTCAATAACTCTGTCATATACATAAACAGCACCAGCGCCTTGTACCCACTCACCAGCTACAAAAACATTAGCATTGGGTGCGCCAACACCTAGTTGTGCGCCGTCAAGACTTGAATCCATTGAGGACCCAAATGCGCTACCGCTCTCTCCCTGGATGACGTTAGCTAATACATAGTAAGGTGCTTGCGTAATCACGTAAGTGTCTTGAGTTAAATTTTCTTTAAAGCTAATACTAGTTCCGCTCACTGTATAATCTAAATATGGAATAAACGTCCTGTTTGAATTTCTGACTAATAGTGAATCAGCCGCATTAGCTACTGATGGTGTAAATGATGTTCCGATGACACTCAAATTTGATACACTATAAAGTGTTTCAGCATACAGTGAGGAGTCGATAGAATTAATTGATATGTTAGCCGCTACATTTCCTATGTCAAATCCAACTGCGGTGTCAACTACAATATTTGATGCCCAGCTACTTCCAATAATTGTGTTACCAGCTGATATTACTCTAGCTGTTGCTCCAGTTAATGGATACGTAACATAGTCTCCCACGAAGGCAGCAACATTACCGTCAAGTCGTAGGGTGTTACGGTTATTAATTGATACAATATCTTGTTCTGATGATACGTGAGTGTTTAATCCGTATACATATACTCTGTCGTTTCCCGGGGCGCCTACATATAGCCATTCACCATATTCACTTAGTGATATGCTAGACCCAAATCTATCTCCGGTTGTGGTAACATCCTTGCTCCACAGTACCTGTGGCTCATTGAATGAAGTAGTTCCTGCAGGTCTATTGTAGAGATATACTAAACCAATATTTCCATAGCTACCAGGTGCACCAATGGCAACCTTCTCAACTGCCTGATCAATACTGTGCCCAAATTCACTTGTAACCACTATTGCATTACCAGCGGCTGGCACTAAACTAGTGCCTGCTACAAGATTGCCTGCATAATTTTTATCAAATGTATTAACTCGACCAGTGGTCACTTCTGCACCACCACTATAGTACGGAACAGTATTTGCAAAGGGACTTCCTACTGTTGCTAAAAGTCCGTCATAACTAAATTTAACTGATTGGCCGTACCCATTAGTTGCATATTCAGAACTAGATTTTAATAGGGACTCTTTATAATCCCACGGTTTAGTTTTTTCGTATACCTTCCAGCCACCACTTGGTACATCATAAGGTTGCCCTTGCGCCGTTGTGGTTTCACCGTCATTATCAATCCAAATCTTATCACCTACACGCCACCCTTGTTTAGGATCAGTTAATCCAAATACCCTAGAATCTTCCATGTATTGAAATCTTAGGCTATCTAACACAAACAACATACCAGTGCCATTGGATGTATTAAGATCGTCTAGATTGTCAGGGTTACCAAGATATTGTGCTGTAACTCTCTTAAGGTCGGGTGTCTTGTACACTTGATAGAAACCATCAAAATTAACATCAAACCCACGTACTAAAAATATATCGTCTTTAACTAGTCCGTGCTGTCCTGATGACGTCCAAGTGACATAACCATCTAAGGCATTAGTTAATAATACTACTTGATTGTTTGTTTCAGACACTCTATAGACATTCCATTTTCCTGTAAAGTCTTTAGCAGTCCATATTGTATATCCTGTTCCAATGACATCAGTTAAATTATCTAACGTAGAGTAGTCAGCTATGTCATATATTGTTGTATCTACGTCATCAATGTTAACATATCCAGCAGTTAAGATGTCGTTGTCATAGTTACTGTGGCTATCTCTATTGATGGCAATATTGCCATTGAATTTAGCGCCAGACTGATCAAAGAATTTATAAAGTTGGCCTTGATTAAATGTGTCTAATCCATTACCTTCGTTAGCATTATCAGTTCCAACAAATTTTATAGTAGCTGGATTAACTGATATTGCTTTTTCGTCAAGAGCAATTTCAACATAAGGATTAGAAGTTATCGCGCCATACTCGCCTGTGCGAATCGCCCATTCTTCATAATAATTAATATTGCTAGAAAGTGTATTAAAGTTTGCTTTAGTTAATGCATCAATCGCATTCTTTGTTCCTTTTTGTTTTATATAACCTTTATAAAATTCAATTTGTGTTGTTTCAGTTAACCCTAGGTCGTCTAGATACTGTCTTGGTTTATATCCAATTAGACCGTGACTGTATGCCATCTGATCTTTATCGCGTATCTTGCCGTAGCTGTCATAGTAACTTTGAGACTCAACAGCAGTAGTTGAGAAGTTACTGAGCAATCCAGATTTTATTTCTGATTTAGGTATCTGTTTCCAGGTAGTAAAATTAAATTCTGTCGTGCCGGGAACATTTTTTAAAGCTACATAATATTGCTCTTTGTATACGATTAGGTCGCCTTTAAGATAGTCAACCCCGACTTGCCATTCTGGTACGGTTTCGTTGTTGTAAACAAATCCTGGAGCATACATGCTACCATCCCAAAGGTCTGTCTTTTGCCCAATGAGTTTTAATCTAAATTGTCTGTTGCCTAACTCAGGACGATATATCACATCATTGAACACTGTGGTGTTGTCAAAGACTAACACATGCTCATACTGCACCAGGGCCAATTCAACCAGGGCCAATACATTGTCATCTGATAATGTAACACTAAAGTTATTAGAACTACGTGTAATCTGATATCCAGTATTTTTTACTAGATTAAAATTTTGATCTACGATTTTACTACCGTGTTGACTGTCTTCGATGCCGTCAACTATGTTACCTTGTGTTACTACTTTTATACTATTTGTAACTGGACTTAATACCAATATGCTACCTGGTTTCCATCCTTGCTGTGCCCAGAATAAAAATTCTCTAACACTTAATTTCCAGTTACGTGTTTCACCGAGATCACCATCTCTATCATTGAAGGTAAAGCCCTGTGCTATGAGATGTCTCTCATAACTTATAAGGAAGTCAACTACCTGCTGTATGGTCTTAAATTCATAACCGTATGGTACTGTTAATTTTACAGACTGATAGTCATTGAAGACATATCCTGTTTCGTCTTGAACCGTAATGCCATATCCATTATTATTAGCAATACTGGGAATGATAGTGAAGTAAGGTTTGTGTAAATCATAGCCTCGCACACTAAAGCCATTTGTTGATTTTTCAACAATTACAGCACTGTATGTTAATTTGCTAAGTGGTGTTGACTTATTCAATAAGACGTCATAGTTCTCATCTGGAATCATGATACTAGCATTGGTGCTTGTTGGTGAGCTTTGCTCTGCTAGAACCTGTAAATATTTCTTATCACTGAATCCTGCCATCTTATATGCTAATTTAACATTATAGTTTTCTAGCATTGTATTAATTTTTACTGACGGTGTTATGCCAAGATTTTTTAAATAGTCAGCGATCCAATTTAGATAACCGGCGCCCCTGTTAATGACTGTTGGTAATAATGGGTCTATATAACCATTGTATACTATCTCATCCTGTCTAACATGATGATTATTAACAAATGTCAGATATTGGCGTAAGCTAGTATTGTAGCGAATATTATACGTGTCAATGAATCTGCCAAAATACACTGCTGGTTTAAGTAATGCCATAGCTTGTTGCAAGACATATGGATAATCACTACTGCTTCTCCACGCCCATTCAACTGGCCCCAATTGTCCGGTTGCCCAAGATGTTGCGGCATCTATAGAATTTGATGCTAACGCCACTACTTTCTCTGGACTTAATAAGTATCCGTTTTGATCTACTGGAATAATCTGTGACAGTCCTGGACGAGCATAGTTTGTATCTATACCAACCCCCGATCCCATGTCAACCAACGACCGCGGGCCACCGTATATTCGACCCGCTTCTAGATCATCCCACAACAGTTTGTTACCGCCTGTGTATGGTCCTGCGCCATAACGGTCTTCCCACCAATTTGGTTTTGTTGAGAAACCTAACATTTCCCATGGTCGGATATGTGGATATATGGTGTCATAGAAGTATTGATAAACTGCACGCCAACTGCCTGGCAGGTATTCGCCGTCGATGCGATCAACAAATCTTGAATAGTTCCATGTAAACGGTTCGTTACTTTGGAATGAACTGTTAGTACTGAAATCAACTCTGTTCCTGCCAACCCAGGTCATAAACCCTTTTGATGTAACGTTCCACACCTCTGAGTAAGAATATCCAGATTCTCTGAACTTGCCTGGCATTGCAGAAAGCAATTCATTTTGATATGTATTGCTGTCTGGTAATTTAATGTTGTTGTAGATACGTTTTTCTAATTCAAGAAGCAGGGTATCTCTGTAATCACTAAATGCAGGTGTAATGCTACCGTCGTGACCACGTATCACAGTGATCGCAGTTCTATAAGTGTCATCAGTAATAATCTCTGGCATAAACTTTGGATATGTGCCAAGTTTCGACGGAGTTTCTGGTATGTAAGAACCATCAGTATTTGCATATTCAACCATGGTTATTACGTCACCAACAGCAAATGTCACATAATTAACATCAAAGGTAACTGCTGGCCTTGTGGCATCAAATGAGTAGTCTTTGCCTAATATTAATTGTGTGCCATTTAGGTATACTAACACTGCTTGGTTAGTTAATGTTGTGGACGAAAATACATTTGTAATTTCATAACTAAGAACAAACGGATCAAACACACTGTATGTTATAACGTTCTTCAATGTTCCGTATGGAATCATGTCACTGTAATGCCATGGTGATGAAACATTCTTATTAATGTTTATTTGTGCAAGTATGATGTCAACGCTAGCGACAGGGTCTGACGAATCTATGCCTGGAGATGATACCGCCAACTCAAGAAACTTGTTCTTAAATTTTGCATACTCTCTCTGTGCATATTGAATTGCATCAACAAAGTTTGCTTTGTCATCTATCAGGAATAGTTCAGCATAAGGAATAGGTGCACTGTGTTGTAATATACTACCACCTTGGCCAGTGATGCTTATGTCTCTTAGATTTGATAGCCCAAGGATGTCTCCTACTAATGCCGTGCTATTTGTTCCTAATGCCACAACGTGATTTCTAATTTGTCCAAGCGTCAATGACGTTATATCAGTATTCTGTGCATTTAGATCTAAGTTTAAAGGAACTTGATAGTATGCTTCTTTACTAATTTGATCACTATAAACTAATGCATTAATAGTATCACCTTGGACCAACGTAGTATTCAGCGTTATCTTGTTTGTAGCTGATATAGTCCACTGTGTCTGTTTTAGTAGTTTTTGATTCTGATAAACTTTAACATAAGGAATCGTATCTGAGAACCCATGTACATTTTGATTTTTTGGCGTAACGTCTAGTGCAAATAGATTATTTGTTCCGTCGTATTCAAATGCGAATATCTGATATTGCTTGCTAGGTTCGTTGACTGTGTGCCAAGTATTTTTAGGTGTGGTTGTCCTATTAGACTGTATAGACTGCAAGAATCCAATATTAGTACTTTTTTCTGTAACGTCTTGGTCAATCACATAATCAAACTTATCAGTATTAAAATAGTTAGAGAAAAGAATATCACCTTGACTATTAAAACTCCTATAGCTTAACGGAAAGCCTAAAACACTGTCGTTGGTTCCTGTTGTTCCACGTTGATATCCAAATAATTTTGTTCCAACAAAACTACTGCGTGGATAATAGTCAGTGTTTGACAAACTTCTATTATTATTATCGTAAACATCAAACAATGGATCTTGTTGTGCCGCTGTTTTTTGTTGACTTTCATTCCACTGTGTTCCGTTATACCACCAGGCACTGCCTTTGTATCTACCGGCACCAACTACTACTGAGTCCCACTCTTCCGCATCACCATCGTCTGCTTTAGTTAAGTTGATATGGAATGTGCCTTCTGGTGCACCATCTGAGTCAACTTCATATTGTACTAAATTAAGAACATATATTTTATTTTTTACCAATGGATCATTGTCGTTAGCAAATAGTACACGCATGCCATCAAACAATGTGATGCCAAATGCTGTTGTTAATGTTTTACCTTCTAGCTCTGTAAAAGCGTCTGTGATTACAGTGTCTAAAATATCAATATGCCGCTTACCAATTCGTCCATGGTTGAATAGTTGCAGGTCACCTTCAAATTGTATTATAGGACGTTGAGCACGCAAGTCTTGTGAGAGAACTAATATCTCAGAATTGTAAGTTGCTGTGGCTTCAATGACTGCAGAGTGTACCCAGCGATTACTACGTGACCATGCATTTAGATCTAATGCGTCTCTTTTTATTGTGATATAGTCTGGAAATACTTTATCCGGAAAAGCCTCGTAAACAGTTGTTCCTGAGGCTATGCTGTTGTGCCCACTTACTGCTTGTCCCTTATCAATGTTTGCTATTGAGTCAAGGGTAGTTATCTTTGTTGACCCGATCGCTATATCGGTGTAAACTTCAATTGAGCTAGTGCCAACTGTAATTATTGTACCTCCGGGGATTATTCCTGTTGTCGACTTTGTCAGCATTACACGTTGCAACGGGTAGTTTGTTGCTACTTCGTCGTTGTACAACTCAGGGGTTACTAACAATGTTTCGTCGACTAATCTAATTGCTTCTCCAACATTTTCTACATAGTATGTTTTTCCTTGGTATGAGGCAGGAGTAACATCATTGTCAAATTGTATTTTTAATCCACTGGTAAATTCTATACCATTGGGACTGGTATATGTAGACTCATTTAAAATATCATTGTCAACGTCAATGGTAAAATTATTAAACTCTACGATTTTAATCTTGGTGTAGATGTCTGCTCTCTCACCGTCTTGGATCCATAGCGTATCTAAGATACTGGATATAACTGGAACTGGTTCGAGGAAAGCGGTATATTCTTTGTAAAATTCTTTGTTTACATAGTTTATGCCTGACTTGACGTACACTTTATTATCAAATGGTATACTAGTTGTTGGGTATATATTAATAAGCTGATCACTACCGGAAGTAATTAGTTGTACTTCCCACACGCCGTATCTACTTCCCTCAGGAACTATGTCCCCAAAATCAAATTCAACTGATTCACCACTATTCTCGTATGCTACTGTCCACGCATCTTCTACATTCGTTAATTGGTCCTGTAAAACAAATACTACAGTCTTACCGTCTAACTGACCAGCAAGTCCAGCAAACTGTGGAAATTCTTCTAAGAAAGAACTTAGTAATCTATTTTGTACTTTAGAAAATGCCAACGGAAGTGCATAGTCAACAGTTGCTACTGTATTTTGTGCTAGGAATCTATCTTGGGCATCTGATTGTGGCACTGTAAATGTTACTGTACCAACGTTAGCTCCGTTGTTTTCTACTCCCAACACCCCTCTACTACTAATTGTTGGAGTAACATTAATTAATCCATCTATGCCTAGTTCTGTTTGAATCCAAAATCCAGCTGACTGATTTACTGTAAAGGTGTATGTGCCACCTCGTGCCAATATCAATGTGTTGTTCTGTACTCCTTCAGAAGTAAAGTCATATTGATTTTGGTTATCGTTGCGAGAAACTGTATAACCTTTGATTAGTTCAACTCCACCTGTGTTTACTTGTACTGTGGATGGGCCATTAGGCAACCAATAATATTGTCCAAAATTTACAAACTTGTCATATGACATCTGTGGGTCAAAGCTGTAGTATTCGCTGGCAAATAACCTACTGTGGTTATTAGTGTATCCACCGTAGTAGTTAACCTTATTAAGGAAATCTAAATAACTAGCAAAGAATGTTGTTTCGTCTTTAGTATTTTTTATTACTGTAGTCGGTTCTAACTGATAGTCCTGACGTTTAGTTGTTCCTTCAGTAACATAACTATCACCTTTCTGATATGTTGGAGAAAATTGACGACCAATATAGCCATAAAGAGTTGTTAGTGATGGTTCACTAACTAGCTGGTCTACTGTAGCATTTAGAAACTTTTCGTTAACATCAGTTCTAAATACACCAGGAAGTAAATTTATGCTTTTTCTTGCGGCCATTATTTTCTCATCTTTTGAATAGTATTCATTTACGCTGTCACGGTTTGATTAAGTTGTGCGGCTGTAATAGCTGTAATAATTTGCACATTATCTACCGTGGCCGCACTTACGATAATCTCATTGTACTCTGCATTGATCTGTAAGAGACTACCAAAGGTTTCGGTTGCACTGCTTGGAACTATGGTCACACTGGCTATGTTCGGAGCCAACACGCTGTGGAGGTACGCACTTAGTTCACTGAAGTAGAATGTTTCTCCGAAGTCCCAATTGTTTAAATCAAAGTAAGTATTGATTGCCGCAATCACACTAGTCTTCACGTTATTATCACTGACAACCACGCTAGAGTTTTTGACTACTTTAAACGTTGCCTGCAGTGCAGGTTCTGCCTTGCCACCAAAGATAGGTTTAAACTTAGCAGGATTATATATCACTGTATCCGACACTGTCTTATAGTTCTCTAGATTGCTATAGTCTGTTCCTAAGACCTCTGGGGTAGGCGCTGTTGGTTGGACAACTGTGTTAGTTGTATCCTGCAACCAAGCAAGATAGTCTGTGGCGTAAGATTTAGTTAGTATGTACAAGTCAACAATGTTATTTGGGCTTGGATCAATACGTCTATTATTTGGACTGCTGTGTCTATATTGGAAGTATATGTCTTGTCTTCCTACCTTAGCAGTATATCCAGTAACCACAGACACTGTATAAACTGCGCCACTGATTGCTAATTGATAGAACTTGTCAGTACTTGGAATATAAAATAATTGTCCATGTTGATAAAGAGTTTTTGCAGTTTCAAGGGCAACAAGAGAATTATATGTACTAACTACTAAACTGTTGCTCACTGACGTTTGTATAACAAAATTATCGTAGCCATAGGTATTTTGGAAATAGACATATTTCTGAGCTGTTAAGGTAGTAGGACTTACCAGTATTTCAAATAGTTCTGGATTGTCTGGAACACCATCATCGTTTGAATCAGGGAATGTAACTAATACTTTATTGGGATTAGAATACCCATCTGTTTCGACAACATTGTCATAAATGTGCCATTGGTATTCTAATGCCAATGGGTTAGAATCATCTGGGTTTGTATTCATTTTTAATACATTGATCTGATCACGTATGGTAAATCCTGTTCGTGGGTCGTATATTTTAACGGCTTCGTCAAAATAGAAATTAGTTTCTCTGACACTTTCAAATACGTATTGGAGCCCTCTATAATAGACTGAATATGTTTGCCCCACTGTTTGGAATCTAATTAACCAACTAGAATCAAGACCAGCTGAACTAGTATTGCCTGCGGCTGACAGATTAAACGCACCGTTGTTCATATTTTCCGGTGTTATTATAGTCCAGGCTGATGTGGTTACATCGTAGCGCAGACCAAAGTCTTTGAATGCTTGTATATAGTCAACCATACTGGTAGTCACAGCAGTAGTTAATGTATTATTAAATACTGGAAATACCCGGATAGCCTCTGCACCTGTTGGAACAATCTGATTTAATGTTATTGGGCCACTGCCATTGGCTAAATTACCTTCACCACCATTGGTTCCATCTGCTAAGACCTCAATGATTTCAGCATAGATATAATACTTGTCTCCGGCGTTGTTTGGCGTTCCGGTTTTAATTGTGTTTTGTGCATCAAAATATTTGCCTGCGCCTGCGGAGAATTTTACAATAGAGCCTTGTTTAACATATTTTTTACTGTCACTAACATAATGGCCAACTTGTAATATGTTGTCAGTAGCATCATAAAAATATCCAGTAATGCCTGCATCATCTAATGCCTTATTCCAATACGTGTTTGTCACACCAATTTGTGCATAATTAGAATAGAAGAACTGTAATGTATCTTTTTTCTTAAGTAATGATATAATCTGATTAGTAATTACTTTGTAGATGTCACTGGTAGTAACAAAACTAAAACTAAATGTGTCAGTGATCTCATCCTTGTACAATATACCATCCTGGCAGAATATGTTCGTGCTAGAATATTTTCCAGTGCTGTCAATGACGTCTAGATATCTACTGATACCGCTCGATGTCCTATTAACCCCTTTAACTTTCAACACGCTGTTGAATAACGTGTAAGGCAATATGTTATAGTCCTCGCCTGTTACCATGCGATCTTGTGTGTAGTATTGTTGTGGTGCTTTTTGTCTTACCTCTTCAACAGTTTCACGTGCTGTTGCATTGGTTACAGTATATCGTAAGCTAGCACGGATATTAACAGTCTCTATCCTTCCTGCTTTACTAACATAATTTATAGGTATAACTATTCCACGCATTTCGTCGGGTGATATTTTGTAGCTTAATCCGTTGCTGGTCCTGTAGTACAATCTAAATCTACCTTGTGGCATTGTTGCAAAACTTCCATCGCCAAATATCAAATCAATTTGATCGCCTGCACGTGTGTTTACTTGATAGATGTTCTTGTTAGTGCTAGTGTTATAAATGATATTTGTAGCACCAACACTAGGTACTGGTGTCCATAGTGTGTCAATATTACCATTTGAATCTAATTTGTATAACCAAACATCTAAATTATTAATATTGTCAACGTTTACGTTGTATGCTCTATTAGGGAGACTTTCTTGGAAGTTGATGTCTATACTTTTTAGTCCGCCTTGTTTAAAGTACATGAAGAATCCGGTATTGTTACTGCCATTACCTAGATTGTCATTCTTGTACAATATGTTGAAACTGCTAGTTGGCCTTGGCGCGACTTCATAGATATAAGATTGGCCTGCTGATGTTGGGCTTACCATTTCAAATGATGTCTGTGACCCTTCAATGGCGGCACTAAACGCATAGGTAGCTGTTATGTTTGGTACTAGATTAATCTGATATTCTTCATTTAGTATGCTATTGATTAATTTACTGTTGCTTGGCTTGCCTATTGACTGTGTTGTGTTAAGGCTACTATTAATCACTGCATTAAATTGTTCTTGCCAATTATCGTTTGCACTGTCTGCCCAATTGATCACTAATCCTGATAGGTTAAGACCATTGCTGTCATAAACTGTTTCTGTAGTACTAACTGAATCAATCTTAAGCAGGCCATTAGCTGGAATATTACGTTTGGGATTGTAGCTGATTAGACGTGCTAGTTTTAATACTGAGTCACGGCGCTGTGCGGTGTCAATAAAGTTTTCACGTGCATTTAGATCTCCTCTAAATGCCAGACTTTGTCCTAAGAAACTTAATAGGTCAATCAGAGCGATAAACTCACTTGATTCAATGAAGTCGTTAAAGTCTTCAGGATAGTATAAGCGGAGATAGTCCACCATACTCTTTCTTAGAGTCTCATAGTCATAGCTTTGGAAATCAGCATTGCGGAAGGTCTGATATAGTTTAGTCCAATCTTCAGCGACTAGTAAACTGCTTTGTCTTGTGGTAATTGCCATATAATTTTTCCCTGTATAATGTATTTATTAGGATTAAAAAGTGCTATGTTAATTATACGGCAGTTAGGGTATTATTTTGATTGTCAAATTGTAGATTCATTACATTGATCTGATTTGTTAATACGTAGCGTAATTCTAGTTCAACTTGTATGCCTTGTGCATATTCTGTTACTACTACATTGTCTATGCTTAGCCTAGGATCGTAGCTGGCTACTGTTTTAATATCGGTAACTATGACACTTTTTAAATCTTCTGTTAAGGGTTCGTGCACCACGTTCCAGATGATTGTGCCAAAATCAGGATTCATTAATTTCTCACCTTTGCGGATGTAGAAATGATTGATCAGATCCTGTTTGATTAACTCAAAATCCGTGAGGCGGAATTTGCGATTGCGCCCTACTGTTGAAAATCCTCTGTACATGATAGCCATAGTAATATTTATCCTGCTTGAACAGCCTGCACTTGCGGTGCTAGTGTTGCTACTGCAAATTTGCCTTTTTGGAAATAGGTGTTACCAGTTGTTCCGTTAGCATCTGCTCCACCACCGGTCGTTCTCCATTTTTTAGCACCACCAGCACCTAATAAATGGCTAACTGCTAATATGCCGCCAACTTCTTCAGGTGAAGTGTCTTGTGCTATCGTTCCATTGTTTAACAATGATGTATAATTTTTCTTAGTATATCCAACCATGGCACTTTCTTGTATAGTTTCGTTGCCTAAGAACGTTGCTCGATCTGTGATTCCGTCCTTGCCTGTCCATGAGTTAGGATTAGTTAGATCGGCGTTGCTGGTTACTGACGATTTGATGTATCCCTCGTCGATTAGAGCTTGGTAGCCCATTTGATACTTGCCCACATAGCCTAATTCATTGACTGCGGCATAATCACCACTGCTCTCACTCTTGCCTATCTGTGCCATGTATGCCGTTAGTTCATCTTTGCTGAGATTACCTACCGTACCGGTTGGCACTGGTTGGTTTCTAATATCATACGTTCCACCTGGGTTGACTACTTCGGTTCCGGCCACATTTTTCGTAGCATCAAACGCACCTTTGAATGTTGGTTGTGCTGTGATTCTTGAATTAGAATTTTCTGGGTTGAAGAATCTTGCTTGTTGTCCTCTCGGGTAAGGTTCGTGCGTTGGTGCTGACGTACAAATAGTGTTAAGTGATCGTGGAGTCGGTTGCCAAAAACCGCCCTTCAATGTAGTGTCGCTCAGATTATACTCTTTCAGGCCTCTCACGGCATCGACCGTTTCTGTTCCACCACTGTTCTGTAGTATCTGCGAGCCTTCTAATGCTAATACACCACCTGCTTTAACTGATATCTTAGCATCAGCTTGTATTTTAAATTGTCCGCCGGATTTAAATGCTGTAGTTCCTGTGGATGTTACTGACAGTTTGTTCTGTAGTAAAGTGGTCTCTCCTGTTTCTATCTGTAGCTTGTTCTCTGCTCGCATCCTGATAGCACCGCCCGACTCAAAATTGATGTTGCTGTCGGAATGGAAATTCATAGTTCCTTCACTGCGTACATTAAATCCGCCCTTGCTGTACATGCTGATCGTACCGTCCTTGTCCATCTCAATCCATGTGTTTCCGTTAGCATGCGATAGATATATCATTTCGTTAGTGTCGTGGAACATTATTTGATGTCCCTTAGCTGTTCTCAATCTTACCAATTGGTCTACGCCCAAGTTTGTTCCATCATCCATAACAAAGGTATGTCCACCTTTGCGTGTTTTAACTTTATGGTATTCACTGGTCAGGGTGTTATTGTTTAGCTTGGTTAGATAGTCTGGATCTTCAGCAGGGTCATTTGTTGGGCGACCCGGAGTGCTGATGCCAAATACTGCACTAGGAGTTTCTCGCTGGCTACTGCTGGATATAGATCCACGTATAGAGTCAGTGTCTAACCCCTGTTGCTTCAATATATTATATTGAGGAATATGTATAGGTTTAGCTATATTATAGAATGCAGAATTAGTTATATTTTCAGTAACATTTTCGTTAAATTCTACAACTGGTACGTTGACATTACTAGTAAACTTGTTTGGGCCCAATCGCACGTTCGTACTGCCTGCTAGTCCTGGCAACATGTGATGACTAAGATTAGGATTTACGCAACCCATCCAATAGCCACGCAACGGGTCTCCCGCAATGAATAATACTATAACATGGACGCCAATGTCTGGTGGCACCATCCACATACCGTAGGTATGGGCCACACTGGTAAAAGATTCGTGATCATCACTTAGATCAGGATTTGTTGTGTACCCCATAAATGGACTAGAATAACTAACTGTGCGCCAATTTAACGGTTCGCTTTCAACACCACCTAGATCTGGTATCCACACTTGCACTCGACCACTACGTGTTGGATCTAAATTATTTTTAACTATACCAATATATGGATGTGGGTCAACACGAGTGGCGGCTGTATCCTCTCTCCGTAAGTTTCTAGTTACCTTAGTGCCTGATCTAAAATCTATTGCCATTGATTATTGTCCAAATGAGTTTTGTTGAGATGGAGCATCAGCTCCTGATGGCACTCCCCTAAATGGGTTAAATGTTGCTGGTTCGTTCTGATCAGTCATTGGTTGGGTAGTAGCCGTTTCATTTATTCCCCGTAATGCCTGTTGATCTGGTCCTATTAACGGAGGATCTATATTATTGCGTCCTGCTTGTTGCTGTTGTGCCGACCCTGTATCATCTACAGATTGTGTTAATGCAGTAGCATCTGTGGGGGTAAAGTCTGGGCCTTGATTATATAGTTCTTGTATTGCTTGCTTGCCAGGAACGTTGTTTCTTTCATCACTGGTTGATACCTTGTTCTGAGCATAGTCCAACGACTGCTGTCTAACCAATCTAACTAAATTAAGGGTCTGTGTAAACTGTCCATTTCTAAACTTATTAGTTACAGTTAATACACGATAAAGTCCAGAGAATAAGCTATTCTCATACTTGCTGTCAAATTTCATTAACCCTGTTGACTCATCTCTATCAATCGGACTGCGGAATATAAGACTTACATATACTTCACCGTTGTCCATTTTTAAACTGCCATCATAGGTTAATCTAGGGTCTGTATTTTCTAGCTCAGCCGCAATCTCTGGAGACCAAAATATTTCATCCTGTTTAATAAAGGTAGGATCGCCTATTATCTCTAATTTTATATTCATCATGTCAGCTTGACTCATAGTCATCAAACTGGCTTCAACATCTGCTATCGCTACCTGCATTGCTGTTGTTGATCCACTACCAGAGGTTGTTCCTGTGTTTATTGTAACTGGTTTCATAACCAATGGCATTATAGCATTTGGATCTTGTTGCCGTATCTTGTTATATCCGTCGGGGTTTGATTGAACTACCGATTCAACGGGCGAGGCTGGCGGGGTTGTCCTGGTTAGAAGATTTCTATACAGCGTGAGTGCATTGTAGTAAAGGGCGTTAAATTTTATGTCCACATCTAATATGTCATCATTTTTTCCGGTATAGATATAATTGTAGGCCTTGACTGGGGTTTTTGCCTGGCCTTGGGGAGCCATGTCAACTTTAACGTTTTCTACCTTGTACTTTTGTATGTTGTATGTTATCTCTCTGGCCCATATCTTCCTTATCTTATCAAACTCAAGCAGTCTAATAGAAGGAGTGATCTTAAACCAGTAAAGTGGTTTGTTCTTGTTGTCTGTTTGCTTTTGAAGATATGTTTCTATATCTGTTTCACCGTCGGGTATTACCATCTGATCTGTCATCCATTGACTGTTACGTATTACCCAGGCTATAATCCTGTCTACGTAAGTACCAGCATTTACCTGGAATATCCTCGTATTGGGATCGTAATCATTGGTGTTTGCTCCGGTTGATGATTTGTATATTGAATTCGTTCTATCAATTGCAGCCATACCAGTGTCTTTTGGGCTTGATAGAGCGGCCGTTGTAAAGGGGCTGTTGGCTATTTCATCATCAAGGAAATTAAAAATATATGTGTCGTTGGCTCCAATTTTGCCTGCGTCATATGCCGCTTTGGCCCAGTTGTTTAGCGCAGTACCATAACTTGTGACCAAGCCAAGGTCAATTTTGGTCTGCAGACTCAATAGAGCCGAGTTTGTTGTTGTGATATCAATCGTCGGAATTGGTCTTTTTTCTGTGGTTTCTGTTTTATTTTTATCTGAGCCAACACTGCTGGTAAAAAATTGTGATATTGTTTTAGCTTTAACTTCAAAATTTGCAGGAGTAGTAACTGTGCTTAGATCAAATGCTGAATGATTGTACGGCACTCCCTCTATCCTGTATTCTGCTCCCTTTACAGTCATGTTAACATCCATCTTGTTTAGCCTGATGGGCACTCGTTTTGTAGTATCAGGTATCATACCAGTAAGTGCACCAGTGTCGTCAATACCAAAGAAATCAATCTGCAACATGTATGGCATGTCTAGATAATTGTCACACTCAAGCTCATTACTTAGAGTAATGATCCTGTCCAACAAGGTAAATCCATATGGTTCTATTAACGTAAACTTGTAATGCACTGCATTAGAATTCCTAGACTGCGCATTTAACCCAACCACCGTTTCTAATTCAAGACCGTCAAAATAGAAATCATCTGCAAAATGTGGTGCACGTATAAATTGAGTAGGACCTAGTGTGTTATTGTGTCTTCCGGCGCTTGCTATTAGTACCCTGGTTGGAGAGTAGACACCTTCTTTGACTATCTTATTGTATTCGTCGGCAGTCATCAAAGCCAGGCTCAGTCCGTAGGTATAGCTGGCGTACCCATGCAGTGGATTGGGCACTGGTTTGGATATGTCAGCATCAGGAAATTCTCTAGAATAATTCTCTGTTACGTCAATTGACGGAATCGTTCCTAAATTTGTGCTAGTTTTAGTCGTGTCTGTAGAGTCTGGTTCAACTGCATTACTGATGTCTGGTTCTACTCCAAAATCGGGTCCTATTTCTCGTTGGACGTTAGTCAACTCAGGAGGAGTTAATTCGCTCTTGCTTGTGCTTAGTAGAAGAGGTGAAATATTATTTTCTAAATCTTGGTCAGCTGTAGGGAATGCCATTGATTATAACCCTAACGCTGTGGTTAGAGTATCCTTTTTTGGAATGTATATAGTTGCTCCTGGCAAGAAGTCATAGATTGGATCTTGTAGTATGTTAGGATTGCGAATAGAAAAAACCCACCAAAGAGAACTGTCACCGTATAAGTCATATGCCAATAGATCGGGTCTATGATTATAGATGTTGTCGATACGATACTGCACATCACTAGGATCTTTTGGTATCGAGGGTATGTTTGCCACATCTAAAAAGAATGAGAATGTCTCAGTGTTTACATACGGACTAGTCTTGCTGTAGTTCGCCGCCGCCATTATAGGAATCCTCCAAACCCTTTCTTCTTGTTCCCGACTAACAATCCTTGGGAGAACTCATTAAGATTAAAGTTATTATGTAAGTTTGCTCTGCTGTACACTGGTCTCAATGTTACTGACACTGTACTAGCTGTTGGCACACGTGTGGATGATGTTATGCTGTTGTATTTCTGTGATTGTGTTGCTCCAACTTTATTGCTACGCAACAGCGGAGACACGTTATCTAATCCATCATTGTCAAGGAAGTTAACTCCACCATTTGGATTGTCGGCGGCTGTTGGTATAGTTACATCTTCCAGTGTGGTTTGTGTTATCGGTACTTGTATGTAATCGACGTCATTGGAAAGATTGTGTGTAAAGTTAGTAACCACACAAGGTACGTGTGGGAAATAATGGCTACCATACCCATCTAAGAATAAGATCGGGGGTGGACTGCCAATATTAGCACCTTGCCCAAAGAACATTTTAGTCGCTGATCTTAGGAAATATATCGCGGCCATTAGATACTGGCCTTCGTCAACGCTTTGTACAGTAAACTCACCAGTCACTGTTATGTCACTCACATCTGAGTTGTTGTAGAAATGCGCGGAATAATTACTATGTGTAAGCACGGCAGTTGAATAGTTGGCCACGTGGCTTACAGTAATTGTCGGAGTGTACGGCCATATGACTCCATTGGTTTCAACTAACGGGGCCATTATTGAATTTTGAGTAGACGAGGCTTTATAAAATATGGTAGCACTGTCAGCTAGACTTAATCGAACACGCCAATCGTCTTCACCGGCCGCACTAGCGCCGCCACCTTCACCACCCAGGAATCCTATGTTAGGAATTAATTTAGACAGCCCACTAAGGCCGCCAGGCAACAGTCCTGAGATCGCTCGTCGAGCATTTGCGGGATCTAATAGATCAAACGCAGTACCCGAAGATACTTCTTTAGGAGCTTGGCCGCTACCGAACGCAGTTGCGGATTTACCTATGCTGGAAAAGTCTGGTAATGCCATAATATAAAATACCTCTTGTGTTATGTATTTATTGACATTATAATAGTAGTAGTTTAAAAGGAACCTTGCTATATGAGAAAAGTGAACTATCTGAACAATAAAGATATATTAAAAGAAATACACAAGAGCAAACTTGCGTACTGTGTCTTCACATCACCTGAAGTTACCAGTTATGACATGATACTCAGCAATGTGAGCTCTATTACTAAGAAAAACATCGCAGAAGCACGGAAAATGCGTGCAGAACGTTTAGCCAAAGCAACAATTGAGGCTTATGCTTTAGAAGGCATTAAAAAGAAAATGGATGAGGTGTTAACTCCTACCAAAGACATTCCAATAACTGATATTGTTTTTCGAGTTATGACGTTTGAGCATATTCCAATTGATGATGTTAAACAGGCTAAAGCAGATCTTAAGGCAGTAGAAGAAGCCGAGGATGAAGAAGTTACGACCGAATATGATGACGACCCGACGTTAGCCAAAGGCATTACCAAATATGTTAAGGTAAACTTTCCGCCATTCTTTCATTATTGTGTTGACGAAGAGGGTGTTCCTTATCTAGTAGGTAAAAGTCATTGGAAAGGCACATTAGCGAAAGGCAAGTTCTCTAGAGACCACGGAGCAATGACTAACAAACTAGCACACATGTTTATTAAACTGTGCGAACGTTATGCTACACGTAGTAACTGGCGTGGTTACACTTACAATGATGAGATGCGTAGTCAAGCCTTGCTACAGCTAAGCCAAATTGGTCTACAGTTTGATGAGAGCAAAAGTCAAAATCCGTTTGCTTATTATACAGCGGCTATTACCAATTCGTTTACCCGTGTGTTAAACATCGAAAAACGCAATCAAAATATCCGTGACGACATATTAGAAATGAATAACTTTAGTCCTAGTTACACCCGTTTGAACAATTGGGGTGGCGCTGGTGGTAGCGGTGACGAGTGACATTAAGCAGAAATTCAACGTAAGGCTAATCTATTTAAGGAGGCGAATATGCTTGACCAATATCAAGTATTAGACAGCATAGTATTAGAAGACTTGTTAACTCAAGAATCTTCTAGTTTTTATCGTTTCCTAAATTCAGTAAAACGTGATATTTTTCACAATCCTAAACGAATTGTTTTTTATAATTACACCCCGTTACCCTCGGATCTGATCCAGCATATCAAAGATACAATAGTTTACTTAGATATTCCAGACTTTTTTATTTTAGTAGTAGATAGTCATCAAACTTATCAATTTGCCGATTACGAGTTTAAAAAATCTGATACTACTGAACACAAGCCTGTATTTAACATAGCTAATTCAATGTGTGCTCATGCCTGGGCAGGTATCCATGTGTGGCCTGACGGAACTTGTGGTGCTTGCTGTGATTCTACTCAAAAAATTACTAAACCCAACGGAGAGTATTATAATATCAAAGAAAATACCATAGAACAGATATTAGATAGTACATGGATGCAGGATCTGAGACAGCAATTCAGAGAGAACAAAAAAGCCAATAACTGCCAGATTTGTTGGCAAAGAGAAGAACTACAATTAGATAGTAAGAGAACGCTAACTCCTCATAAACTTGAAAATATCTATGGATTAATTAATTGGGAGCAAGAAGGTCAGTTAGCATTTCTTGGCGGCCATATGGGAAATTTATGTAACTTAAAATGTCGGATTTGTAGTAGTGCATTTAGTTCGTCTATTGCAAACGAATTACTGAGTGAATTACCAAGAGTTGATCGAAAAAAATCTAAACACTATACTATCTCACACGAAGCTTCTTGGGCATCTGGCACAACTTTTTGGGATCAAGTTAAACAACTAGCACCAAAAATTAAGAATTTTGAATTCTTAGGTGGCGAACCTTTTCTGTTAAAACAAAATAATGATTTCATCGAATTTCTAATAGAAAATGATCTTGGTCACGATACTATATTTTATTTTAATACTAATGGTACGCAGTATCCTAAAATTTTAGATCATGCAGATCAACTAAAGAAATTAGAAATCACCATTAGTATCGACAATATTGACGATCGATTCGAACTTGAAAGATCTGGTGCTAAATGGGCAGATGTAGAAAATAATATAAGAAAATTCGTTAAGCTAGGAAAAAAAATAAAAAGTCTTAAAATCGATATTGCCATCACTGTGAATATACAGAATGTCTTTTATCTGCCAGAAATTATTGATTGGGCAAATTTAATTGAGGTCGATAGTTATTATTTAAACTATGTTACTGCCCCAACGTACCTGGCTGTTGATAGCTTAACTGCACAAGCTAAAGAATTAGTACTTGATAAATTATCTAATTATAATTTCAGCTCAGATGATCAAGAAAAGGTCAGAGGAATCATTGATAAAATATCAAACATTAAACCAGGTGACGGCAAAGAATTTTGCAAAGAGATGCGTCGATTTGATCGACTACGTAATCAAAATTTTCTAAAAACTCACACAGATATTGCCAAAGCAATGGGATACGGGTAGACATTGATCAAAAAATCATCTATAATATAATATATGGCAAATCTATTTAAGAAAGCGGCAATTCTCACTGACATTCACTTTGGCTTAAAATCCAATTCAACGACTCATAACGAGGATTGTTTGAACTTTGTCAAGTGGTTTATTACCAAAGCAAAAGAAGAAGGGTGTGAAACTTGTCTGATGTTAGGTGACTGGCACAACAACAGGGCCGCAATTAATATCGTTACACTCAACTATAGTTTAACAGCTTTGGAACTATTAGGACAGGCATTTGATCGTGTGATGTTTATTCCTGGCAACCATGACTTGTACTACAGAGACAAACGTGACATACAATCAGCTCAATGGGCACGCCACATTCCAAACGTTGAAATAGTTAACGACTTTTACAAAGAAGGTGGAGTATCGTTTGTGCCTTGGTTGGTAGGTGATGATCACAAGAAGGTACAGAAGATTGATGCCGAGTACATGTTTGGACATTTTGAACTTCCTAGCTTTTACATGAACGCCATGGTACAGATGCCAGACGTAGGAGAGATTAACAGAGATCACTTTAAGGGCGTTGGGCACATGTTCTCAGGACATTTCCACAAACGGCAGACTAACAAAAATATTACCTACGTTGGTAATTGTTTCCCACACAACTATGCAGACGCTGGAGATGATGACAGGGGTATGACTATTATTGCCTGGGGCGAAAAGCCAGTGCATCATTCTTGGCCAGATCAACCTAGATATAGAGTTTACGATTTGAGTGCTGTACTTAAAACACCCGAATTATTGCTTCAACCCGGAATGCACTGTCGAGTTAAGCTAGACATTGACATTACGTATGAAGAAGCAACGTTTATCAAAGAAACATTTGTTAGCACTTACAAACTGCGTGAGCTATCACTGCTACCAGTCAAAGAAGTCACCATCGGTGATGACATACAGTTAGGCAACGTGGCATTTGAATCGATTGACACTATCGTTACCAATCAGCTGACTAGCATACAAAGCGACACATACGATCCCAATTTGTTATTGTCAATCTACAGAGATTTATAATTGTTTAAAATAAAGAACCTCACAGTTAAAAACTTTATGAGTGTTGGTAACTCAACGCAAGCGGTGTCGTTCGATCGCGATGACCTCACCTTAGTACTAGGCAAGAATATAGATCTTGGAGGCGATGATAGTGGCGCCCGTAATGGAACTGGTAAGACCACTATCATCAACGCCCTTTCATATGCGTTCTATGGCGTAGCATTAACTAACATTCGTCGAGACAACTTAGTCAATAAGACAAATGCTAAAGCCATGCTGGTTACTGTAGAGTTTGAACACAATGGTATTGAATACAAGATCGAGCGTGGACGTAAGCCCAACATATTAAAATTCTACGTAGGTGGTGAGGAGCAGGAAGAGAAAGATGATAATGCCCAAGGAGACTCTAGAGAAACACAAAAAGAAATAGAACGCCTGCTTAACATGAAACACGAGATGTTCAAACATGTTGTGGCCTTAAACACTTACACGGAACCGTTCCTTTCACTTAAACCTAATGACCAGCGTGCCATCATCGAACAACTATTAGGTATTACAGTACTAAGCGAAAAAGCCGAGACCCTTAAAGAAGAACAAAAAGTTACTCGTGATGCTATCAAGGAAGAAGAATACAAGATCAAATCGATCCAAGAGTCAAACAGCAAAATGCAGGAGCAGGTTGAAAGCCTAAAACGTAGACAACTCATGTGGCAAAAGAAACATCAAGAAAGTCAGGAAGAGATACTGTCGGCATTAGATGAACTGCTTAAGATTGACATTGATGCTGAAATTGAACAGCACAAAGAACTTGCAGAATATGCAAAAAAAGAAAAAGAAATTGCAGAAATAGCAAATTTAATTGTACGTATTACAAAAGATGTGCAAAGAGAAGACAGTAATCTGCAAAAACTACAAAAAGAAATAGATCAGCTTAAAGAACATAAGTGTTATGCATGTGGGCAAGAACTACATGACGGAAAACACGAAGAAGTTTTACAAGGCAAAGAAGACAGCATAGTTGAGGCACAAACATTACATGCTAAACACCAAGGTGAACTCAACGAATTAGAAACTGCGTTGGCTGAGCTAGGCACGTTGGGAGATAAACCCAAAACATTCTATTCTAATCACGAAGATGCCATCCATCATCGAAGTTCGGTAGCCAACTTAGAAACACAATTAGTCAGCAAGGGAAAAGAAGAAGATCCTTATGTTGACCAAATAGCAGAGATGGAAGCCACAACTGCTGAAGAGATCAATTATGATGCTATCAATGGATATCAGCGTATGCAAGAACATCAAGACTTCTTGTACAAACTATTAACCAACAAAGACAGTTTTGTGCGTAAACGAATTATTGATCAAAATTTGAGTTATCTAAATGCTCGCCTAGGACAGTATCTTGATAGGATAGGTCTCCCCCACTCAGTTACCTTCCTGAATGACCTAACCGTTGAGATCACTGAACTAGGTAGAGATTTAGACTTTGATAACTTGTCAAGAGGCGAGCGTAACAGATTGATCTTGTCATTGAGCTGGGCATTCCGTGATGTTTGGGAAAGCCTGTATCAACCAATTAACTTGTTGTTTATTGATGAATTAGTGGATTCGGGTATGGATGCGTCGGGTGTTGAAAATGCCATGAGTATCCTCAAGAAAATGGCACGCGAACATAACAAGTCAATTTGGTTGGTATCACACCGAGACGAGCTAGCAGGACGAGTAAATAACATTATGACTGTGATCAAAGAAAACGGATTCACTATGTATGACACTGATGTTGAGATGTCATGATGAATGTATTTTTAACAGGCGGAAGTTCGGGCATTGGTCAGGAATTTAAACAACATTTAGAATCTAATAACTATAGTGTTACTGCACCAACACGTCAAGAGTTAGATCTATCAAATTTTAACATTGACACTGTTGATCTTAGAGAATACGATTATCTGATATTATGTGCTGGTGTAGATACCAACGGAAGGGCTCCGTTCGTTAATATGAAGCCGACTGATTTCATAAACACAATAAATGTAAACCTTACCGCTAATATTATTCTAATCCACAAGTATGTTCAACAGAGATTATTTAAACCATGGAGCAAGGTTGTTGTTCTTGGGAGCCAAGTTGTTGACGGATATTATCCAGGGTACGGAGTTTATGGCACATCTAAACATGCGCTGGATGCATTTATGAGTACTATCAAATACGAATTAAAAGACAAGAACATAGGATTTACAATAATGCACCCCGCACTAACCAAGACCAATTTTAATCGCAATCGTGGAAATGTGCCGGCTGACAAGGTCAATGACTTGTATGATCAAATACCTCACATGCAGACTAGTGATCTTATACCTGTGTTTGATCAGATCTTAAATGATCATAAGAATCTTATCACTAAGATAAGTATGACCGCATGAACTTAATATATCCATGGCAACTATATCATTGGCATTTTGGCATCACCAGCAAGTGTACCTTAAAATGTCCGCGTTGTCCTAGAACAGAATATCAGGAGCAGTTAAAATTAAATTCTGATATTACATTAGCTACCTTCCAAAAAATACTGTCCCCCAACCTGCTTACTAACACTGTTAAACGTATCACCATGTGTGGTGATCTTGGTGATCCAATATATAACAAAGAATACTTAGAAATATGTAGGTACATCAAATCTACTAACCCCAACATACATCTGTTTACAATAACCAATGGCAGTTACAAGGATGTTAACTGGTGGAAAGAATTTGCTCAGATTAGTAACAGTCGAGACACTGTTAATTTTAGTATAGACGGGTTTGACGAAGAGTCAAACAACATCTACAGGATCAATAGCAATTGGGACAGTATTATGACAGGCATAGAAATTATGGCTCAGCAGTCTGATGCATTTGTTAATTGGGCTACAATTATTTTTAAATACAATCAGGATAAAATTAATAACATAGTTGAACAGGCAAGGAAACTAGGATGTGATGCTGTGCAATTAACTAAAAGTACCAAATTTGGTAGCAAGTATGACGAAACTTATGGGGGGTCTAATGATCCTCTAGAGCCTAGGCCAGAGTTTATTAGTACTACTAATAGATACGAACGGATAATGATTCCTGTTACATCAAGGGCGTTAGATAACACTGACTACATAAAAACTAAAGAAATTCATTTTAATAAGATTCAGGATAAGTACAATCGAGCTATAACACCTTTGTGCCTAATAGGTACACAAGGAATGTATGTCAATGCAAATGGAATACTATATCCATGTAGTTGGAAAGGGTTACCTTACAGTAGTTTAACATCCGACGCCAAACACATAAGTTTTGAAGATGACTTCTTTACCGTAAATCAATCGCGGTTAAATTTAAATCAAAGAACGTTAGAAGAAATATTAAATGATCCGATTTGGGAATCCTTTTTTAATCATTTAGATAACAAAGACACCAGCTGGACTGAATGCCAATATAAATGCAGTTCAGATATAGTTGATCATGATTATGCTGTTGGTTATGAAACTAATTAAAATCAATATCGCGTCTAGTGCATTTAAACTAAGGTAAGTAGAAGGTAAGTAGAAGGTAAGTTGAATAAAGGAGTATTGATATGGCGCAGACAGGAAGAATACATCCAGGAAGACGCAAAGCAAATCCAGAAGCAACATGCAATGGTAAGCCACGAATCAAAGGATGGAGCAAGGCAAGACTAGAAGAAGCGATAGAAAAAAGTTCTCGCAACAAAGAGAAAGCAAGGTATAAAAAAGAAGTAGCAAGACGTTTCACAATAGCAGTATAACATTCAATAAGGAACAAGAAATATGTCAATTCATACAGATATTTTAGCACAATTAGACTCATATGTGGCTGAAAGTGCCAAGTTTGAAGGCGGTAATAAATCGGCGGGTACTAGGGCACGTAAAGCACTAGGTGATCTAGCTAAACTAGCAAAAGCACGTCGAGCAGAAATTCAAGATAAGAAAAACGCAGGATAATGTCATCATACGATAATCCTTGGACTTATAACGGTACTGCCTTTGAGTCTGAGGACATCGGTGACAACTACGGGTTCGTATACAGAATCACAAACACAGAAAACGGACACGATTACGTAGGTCGTAAATTTTTCTGGACTATCAAAAAGAGACCACCTCTAAAAGGCAAGAAAAATAAACGTAGAGAAACAGTTGAAACAGACTGGAAAACATATTACGGATCATCCGAAAGGTTGGTTAGAGATGTCGAAGAATTAGGAAAAGAAAAGTTCACTCGTGAAATACTATATTTGTGTAAAACACGTGGTGAGACCAACTATATGGAGGCGTATTTTCAGTTTAAAGAAGATGTCCTATTGAGAGATGATAACTACAATGGGATCATTAATATTAGACTTGGAATAGGTTCCGTAAAAAATATTCTAGTAGAAGATTTAAAAAAAATATAGCAGTCAATGATGCAGATGTATTCTGTGTCCTGGGGAGATGGTAGGTTATGCCTACTTGGAACGTGTAGAGAAGACTACACACAGGACGACACGGCATTCTATAGGTTTAAAAACCAAAAGATGTAGGCTCTGAGAAAAAGCAACCTACGTGACTTTGATAATTGGCTAACTACGGTTATCAAAGCATCCGCCAGATGAAGCAAGAGTAGGGGGTACAGGCTGACCGCCTCCGTGTTATGTAAACAATCTCTTTTAGTTAGTATGTGCGTAAGACTCAGATAAAGTGTCTTTCATACTTTGCCTTGCA